GAGTGCTTATAATCAAACTTTATGCGGGTATGAAAAGACCCAACTTTGAACCTCTTTTTATGGGATTTTGTCCCATTTTAAATGTCCGAAGGTGTAAAAAAAATATCAAGTGAAACTATAAATAAATATGAGTTAATAACGACTTTAAAATTACACACAGATGATATAGAAAAATGGTGTAAATTTTACAATAATATAATAAATGTTTACAATAACAAAGATATAACATTAATATTATTCTCTGATGATATTTCTGGTGATAATGTGAAAAATGTTGATAAAAATATTTTTGTAATAAGATCTTATAACTGGAAAATAGTAAATAAAATATTAGAATGTGAGTTAATAAATATATAAACATTTGGACATTTGAGTTACGCCGATCGAAAAGAAAAATGAGACAACCTAATTTGAAAATATAATAAAAATATATAAATACTTTTTATTATATGTAGTATCGTAATGGATAATGAAGAAAAAATAAAAGAATACAAAGAAAAACTCCAAAAGGAATTAGAAGAAAAACAGAATAATGATAATATTTAGGATTTTTATTTTTAGTTGGTGTAACCGACGTACTGAATCTCATTATATATTTGTCGTTATCACAACGACTGATATTTTAGTCAATCGTCCTCCCATAAATTAGTTGTCTACTCATAGGAATTTCATCAGTTGGTGCGACGGCAATATCATTAATAGGTTTAAATCCCATATTAATACAATGACTATCGAAAATTCTTTTATTAACTCTCCAATCAAATACATGAAGCTGTTTTGGTTTTTCATGAAATAAATGTATACATGTAGGGTTATTATCATTTAGTTCTCGTATTTTAAAATTAAAATTATTATATATTAATCGTTTTACAAATTCATCATCATCAGCACCAACTGAGTGCTTAAAATCTTCACGAAAACCTCCTTCCATTTTTATCATTAAATCTTCTTTATAAATAGCTCCTAAGTAATGATATGCTACAAAATGGTTCTTATAATGATTTAACCATCCTCCAACATCGTTAGTTTGTACACTATTACCACCAATTCGTCTATCAATACCTTTTAAAAATTTTACAATTGATTCATTTGTTTTAGTTTCAAGTGATTTATTAACACTAAATGAGGGTGATCCCCAACAATTAAATGTTAACCAAACTCCTTTTTCCAGGTTGTTAACACAATCTGTAATACAATCACCAATATGCATTACTTCTGGGTTTTGAATCATTATTATGTCACCAGTTGCTTGTTTAAAACCAATATTATATGGTATACATGGATTAACCCAAGTTTTATCTTCTTTTTTTACTGATATAATATTAACACTTATATCATTTCTGATTATATCATTGACAAATAACTTTGGATCTTGGTCACTTTCAGACGCATCATCAACAATAACGAGTTCAATATTTTTATGTAGTGAGTTGTTTATACTTGTAATAGTTTGAATTAATTGTTCTTTACGATTAAAATATGCCATAACAATAGAAACTTTTGTAGTTGGCATTATAATATTAGTAACATCATTTGTTTAAATATAAATTACGTAATTATTGTAAAAAATATTTCAGTTTTTCAACAACTAAATTACTTGTATTTCCATCACCTAACCATTTAACGTCCATAACCAATTCTTTACTTTCAATTTTTGACAACCAATTCCAACTATCTTCAAACTTCGAATCACTATTAATATCTAACATATAACTACAATTCGCCTCCACTGATTGTGGTCTTTCAGTAAAATCTCTCGGCACAATAACAGGCGTATCAAAAATAGCTGGTTCTTCTTGGGCTGTACCACTATCTGATATGATAAAAGGACAATGGTAAATAGTGGTTAAATATTCTTTATATGCCATCAAATCAACGACCTCTACTTTTCCCAACTTAATCCCATATTCTTCCATATATTTTGCAGTTCTACCAAAGTTCAACATTTTTACTGGGATTCCATATTTTTCAATACATAGATTAGCGTATTGAATAATATATTCCATTCTATGCTTATGTTTAAAATTTTCTGGTCTATGAATATCGAGTAAAATCATATCATTTCGTTTCTTCTCGTTTGGAATAAATGGTTTACATACTTCTACAATTGTATTCCCAACAACATGAACATTGTCTTTAATATTTTCGTTTTCTAAAAACCTTTTATATTCATCATGATATACAAAATGAATATGACTACAATGATCGCATACCGTCCTATTAATCTCTTCCAACATTCGTTTGTCAAATGAACGCATACCAGCTTCAATATGACCGACAATATATCCTTCTTTTCTTAATGGAAGCGCCGCACAAACTGTATTAGAATCACCTAAAAATAAAATAATATCAGGTTTTAATTGTTCCTTCTCAATTAACTCCATGATAGCCACCGATAAATAACCTAATTGATTATAATGAGTTCCTCCTTGTTTTCCAGTATCTAAAATATAATTTGGTTTTCTAATTTCTAATTCTTTGAAAAATACACCAGATAATAATTCATCATAGTGTTGCCCTGTATGAACAAGAATATGATTTATATCAGCATCTTCGTCTAGTTTCTTAAAAATAGCAGACATTCTAATAAAGTCTGGGCGAATACCTGATACAGTCATTACCGTCTTCATGTTTATACATATTATACCGTATAATATTTATATTGATTTTATTATTTTATAATAAAGAAAATTTGCGAAGTTCCTCTATTTGTATATTCAGTTCAGGTATGTTAAAATTACCATTAGCATCATATACACTATTCAATGTTTTATTTACAGTAATTTCGGTTTCCAATGGTTCAATTGTATTATTTAATTCGTATATATTGTTAATCATCTGAATCAAATTGTACTTTGTAACAGAAGTAGGTGAAAATATATGTTTAATTCCGTTCCACCATATATTTTCGTCAATAATTTTATTAATTATTTTTGATAATTCTAGACATGTAACACCATTCCAATAATGATTAGTGTAGCCATTTAGAGTAGTATTGCTATGTTTTTTTACCCATTCTAATAAAGAATATTTATTTTTTAATTCCTCTCCAATAATAGATGTTCTAATAACTGTAGTATTATATCCTAATTCTCCAAGTGATTTGGAAACACCATAGTTATTGGTTTCGTCGTGCTCATCTAATTCACTATAATTACCTTTCGTTCCGGAAAAAACGCAATCGGTGGTAATGTGTATAAACTTCATTTTATTTAACGAGGCAATTGTACTCAACATATTTGGAAATAATGAATTTATTAAAAAATAATTGCGACTACTAGTATCATTAACATTTTTGGACTGTGGTATAATACCAATACAATTAATTAGTACATCGTTTTCATGAATTGTATATTTATTAAATAAGTTTTCTAGTTTATCATGTGTAACGGTTGAAACATCCAAATCGTCTCTAGTAAAACATATACATTCTTTATTTTGCGATTTTAAATATGTTTTCATATAATTACCTAACATACCATTTGCTCCAAATATATAAATTGTCATATTTATATATTTAATATTGTTATTTTTTTATATGATAATATCGTATATTTGATATACAAATATACATATGAAAATATATTTGTTAGATATATATTTATTATATATATTGCTTTACTAATTTATCGATTAAACATGTAGGGTCGCTATCTTTTAATAAATCTAAATTTATATTATTACAATAGTCTTTTGACATATCAGCACCGTTAAACCAATGGATTCCAACAACATTATTGTCGGTTTCGAAATGAGATGGTTCGATATCTTTATTTTTATAAAAAATGTCTAATTGATTCCATTTTACTTTCAGATAACAATCAGCGTTATCTATATATAACTCCTTGAGATTCATCTCAGTAAATATAGTTTTTAATATGCTGCTTTTATTATAATGATTAAATATATTTTGAAACATTGTACATCCTAAACACTGATAATTAGTTTTATCATAAAAACCGTTTATATATTTTAACAATGTATTTAAAATACCATTATGTTTTTTACTTAGAAACATTCCAACCGGATAAACTTTGACACTGGAATTTAGTGTACATGGGTAATTATATAATATCATACTTTTTGCGGTATTCAGATTTTTATTTGAATAATATTTTTCAATGTTATTCGTATACACTATATCAAAATCGCTCCATAAACCACCAAACCGGTTTAACATGTAAAGTCTAAAATAATCACTCTTTATAACTTCTGACGCATCCTTATGTTCAAATGGCAAGATATCTGTATCTATATAATGAATATTAACATTTTTTATGTTGTTTAATTCACAAAAATAATCTATACCGGTATATTTCTTTTTTTGTTCATGTGTAATCCAGCTAATATGTTCATTTCTCTTTAAAGGACAAAATACATTGATTTTCCATCCAACGTGATACTTGTTAAACGACAATACAGTTAGTAAATTTAAATACGAAAGTGGTGTTCCATCCCAATATAAGTGTAATAACTTTGGAAATTGAAACTTATATTTACTATGTTCGGTTACATACATTTCATATAATTTTTTATTATATGTAATTAACTTGTTATGTTCATTTTTAGTAAATTTTGACTCAGCGACTATAGGATGCCATTGATGAATAACATATCCTCCATCATTTGGATAAATCGTCTTAATATTTAAATTTAGATTTTGCTTTATTGATAATAAAATTTCATTATCATCATACCACGCACCTTTTGCAAATGCTTCATCGAATCCACCTAATAATTTCAAATTGTCGTTCATCATTGCTGCGCAAAAATGATAATGAACTGGTCTATATATTGGATGATTATACCAATGAAATTTATTTCTAGAATTAAATGAATGGTCGTTGATCAATGAACTATTATTTAATAGTTCCTGAGTTAATTCTTGAGAACTACAATTATAACAAGAAAAGGCAGTATAATCGTCATAAGTTAGATTTTGTTTAACGTATCCCAATATATCTCCACGATGAATACATTCCGGATTTTGAATAATTACACGTTCTCCTTCCGCCTCTTTAAATCCTTTATTATACGTAGTACATGGATTGATACGATCACCTTTTTCTTCCTCTGTAATTTTTATATATTTTATTGGAAATGTATATTTTTTTATTGCGTCATCTAATTGATGTTCTGGAACGCTATTATCATCAACTATAATAACCTCGTAATTATAGGTTTTATAATGTTGTTCAAAATAATTCAATGTATTTATGGTCTGTGGTTTTCTATTATAATAACCCATGACTATCGAAATGTCATATTTATATTTGAATAACATATAATATTATTATCTATAATATATTTATATTCATTTTTAAACATATTCATTTAAATTTTAATAATAATTTACACCTACCTAAAAAACATTATATTTATTCAACTGTAACCACTTTTGCCAAGTTTCGCGGTTTATCCGGATTAATTCCACGTTTGATTGAAAGTCGATAGCAAATGTGTTGTAAAACCACCATATAAATTATTTCTTGAAGTTCTTTGTTTTCAGGAACTATAATACATCGGTCGTTTTCTATTTCTATGCCTATTTCGGCAATTTCACTAATGACCAATATATTTGCTCCTCTCGTTTGAATCTCTTTGTAAGCATTCCACATTTTCGCTCTATTTTCTTTATTAATAAGTAAAATTACTGGATATCCAGTTTGTAATAGAGCAAATGGTCCATGTTTTAATGCGGTTCCAGAATAACCCTCTGCGTGTATATAGCAGATTTCCTTTAGTTTCAAAGACATTTCCTTGGAAACGTGCTCCATAGTACCCTTACCTAGAACAAATATATTTTCGTGATTTAACAAGTCTATATGAGACGATTTAATTAAACAGTCATGTTTATCGCTAATGTTTCCATTAATGTTACTGTGTATATTACTATTTATTCCCTTTATTTGATAAGGTATATTTTTGATAGATTGGCAGGTTGTTTCACTCATACTCACATTTTTTAGCTCTTGATTGAACCATAATGAAAACAATTTAAATATAGTAACACTACTTGTAAATGACTTGGTAGAGGCTACTGCCACCTCTCTTCCGGCATTCATATAAATACCACAATCAACTTCACGAGCAATCATAGAATCAACTACATTGATCACACCCATAGTAATAATATTTTTCCGGTGCTGTATTAATTGAAGAACCCTATGTAAATCCTTGGTCTCACCGGATTGACTACACATTACCAGTAAAGTCAATCCATTCATTGGAATATCATTTAATTCAAAATCAGCTGCATCAAAACACATGGTGCTATTAACACATTCCATATGTTTCAAATAATGGCGTCCAATATGGCACGCATACAAACTTGTTCCACACCCTAAGAAAATAACATTGTGTATTTCATGTATTTTTTGTTTGATGCTATTAAGACCACCTAATTTAACTTTGTTATTATTTATTCTTGCTCCATTGTTATATGCTCTCATTAGTGATTCGTTTTGCTCCATGATTTCTTTCAGAGTCCAATGTTCATATGGTTCAGGGGTCAAATTCATCGTCACGTTTTTATTTTGTATTTTTGTTCGTTTTATATTAGTAATAATACCGTGAACAGATGATAATGTTACTAAATTGTCATTTTCTAGAGCATAATAGTGTTTCATCTGGTCTAAAAATCCGGATGATTCAGAACATGCCATGATATAATTGTCATTCTCTCCAATCAATATTGGAGACCCATTTTTAATAATATAGACATTTGACGGATTGTCAATACATTGAATAGCTAAACCATACGTACCTTCGAGCATTTCAACTGTTTTCATAATGGCTTGATCTATGGTTTGTACAAGAACGGTTGTTCCTTCAGTCATATCATTATGTAAATGATATTCTATTAAATTCACAATGACTTCACTATCTGTCTGAGAGTAAAATGTAAAACCTTTCTCAATTAACATTTTTTTTAAAGACTTGTAATTTTCAATAATACCATTATGAACCAAGCATATTTTACCCGAATTAGAAACATGTGGATGAGCATTATCATTACTGATTATTCCATGCGTAGCCCACCTAGTATGTCCAATACTAATAGGCGAATTATACACTGATAATTCTTCCGCGAATGTTTTGAAATTGTCAATGGAAGTATCTAGGCATGCTTTTTTATGAATATGTAATTTATTATTCATGATACACGACATACCAAACGAATCATATCCACGATTTTGTAAACTTGCTAAACTTTGTAGCAATAATAACATGCTGTTAGATGTATTGTCATCTTTACTGTTAGATGTATTGTTTATTTTACATAAAACGACCGAAACACCGCACATCAATATAATAACTGTAATATAAGATTATTTGGGTATAATCGCAATTACATTTGTTTTTACAAAAATGTTGTCTGTCTCTTATTTAGTTCATTCTAGTATTTGTATTGCTTTATTTGTATTGCTGTTTATCCTGTTCAAATACTATTTTTAGATTTTTAACATTTTTAACATTTTTAATATTTTTTTTTAGATTTTTAGATTTTTAGAAATCATCACCAAAATCAAAGACATCGTCATTTTTCGTTTTATCGGCCAAAGCATATTCGGCTACGCGCTTCTCAAAAAAATTCGTTTTTCCTTCAATACTAATCATTTCCATAAAATCAAATGGATTTTTACTGTTATAAACCTTGTCATGACCTAATTGAACAATAAGACGATCCGCGACAAACTCAATGTATTGACACATCAAATCACTGTTCATACCGATTAATCGACATGGAAGTGCGTCGCAAATAAATTCCTTTTCTATTTCAACGGCATCTTTGATTATTTCAATTACTTTACTCTTGCTAACCTGTTTGTTTAATTTACTATATAATAGTACAGCAAATTCAGTATGAAGTGCTTCGTCGCGACTAATAAGTTCATTCGAAAAGGTTAATCCAGGCATGAGACCACGTTTTTTAAGCCAATATATGGAGCAAAATGCGCCTGAAAAGAAAATGCCTTCTATACAGGCAAACGCAATTAAGCGTGTCGCAAAAGAACTGCGTTTATCATTTATCCATTTGATTGCCCAATCTGCTTTTTTCTTAATACAAGGAAAATTATGAATCGCATTAAAGAGCAATGTTTTTTCTTCCCTATCTTTAATATACGAATCAATCAATAAACTATAACATTCACTATGTATATTCTCCATGGCTATTTGAAAACCATAAAACGCGCGAGCCTCGGATAATTGAACTTCGCCCATGAAGCGTGCCGCCAAATTCTCCAAAACAATTCCGTCCGAAGCCGCAAAAAACGCCAAAATCATAGATATAAAATACTTCTCCTCTTTTTGTAAGCTTTCCCAATGCGCCAAATCTTTTGATAAATCGATTTCTTCTGCTCTCCAGAAACAATCAACCTGCTTTTTATACATTTGCCATATAGATTGGTCTTGTATTGGAAACATAACATAACGATTTGCGTCATCTTGGAGTAATGGTTCACCAGCCGATTTGGACATCCTAAATAGTATATGTCGAGATTTTTATATTGGTTATATACATCTTTATTATATATATGCGTATATATTATCTACATTATGTAGGTAAATTTTTATAACATTATTAAATAAAATTTACAATGTAAGTAGAAATAAAAATAGTATTATATTATACTATAATAATAGTAAACAAATATGAATTTAGCCATAAGAGACCATAAGATATTTCAAATGAAAGCCGAGCTAGAAAATAGAAAAAGAATGTTGTGTGCTAAGAGACACCAATTAAAAGAAAGCACAAGTGAAAATGAACTGCTTAAAGAGGTGATGAAAGATTACGACCAATATAACCGGCATTTAATTTCACAAAAAGAGAAGCAGCTTGTTTTTTTTCGACAGTTGAATCTATATATTGATAGTGTTACCAAAGAACTAAAAGTGACCGACCATAAATTAAAAGAAACAAAGTATGAACAGAGAGAAATTATAAAAGAAATACAACTGCTAAAAAGAGAATTAGATGATTTAGTAAAAGACAATGCTGATTACGAAACTGACGCATGAATTATCATGGAAACGGTGTAATTACAATAGTATCTTTAGAACAATTATCTTCGTTTTGGACGTCAACCGGACATATAATTTGTTTATCAGGCGTTCCGTTTGTAGATATAGATAGAGACATGGACCAACATGTAAATACGCCAGATAAATACATATTATTATCACATTGAAGAGATACCATCTCGGGTCCACCAAATGCGGAGCGAATTTGATCAGTAGATATAATATTACCTATATTTGCTGTGATTATTTCGGGTGTTCCAAATGTTTTACTCAAAGTAATTGTGGTATTGAAATATTCTTGCTGTGTAAGAGGAGAACATGTCCCGTGTTTTGTCCATTCATGTTGCCAAAACGAATTATAGTCTGGGTCGGTAACATTTGACTTGACATTTGGCCAGTATTTATTCATAGTGTCATCGCCGATTATATCAATTACATTATTGTCAAATGGTTCAGTCGTGCACGTTGATGGATAACCACCCGTTGAGTATTGAGGCCATAGTCCATGAATAACAAAGTTTGCTTCCCAGAAGTTTTGAGGACTATTACACTGTGACCAAGATGAATTTTCATAACAGCTCTCCGCTTCCCATATATAAGCAAATACATACATATCTGCCAGAGGTTGGTTGACGCTATTGGTTAGTTTCGTTGATTGGTGTAACAAACCAGAACCTAATGTTAAAGAAGAGCCCAAATTTAAAGAAGAAACCAACGTTGCCAATGTTACAAATAAGTGTAGTATATCGAAGCTAATTATATTCATATTTATTATATGTATATAATTTAGCCAATATAATAAATAAAACGTAAATTGTTTATGAAATAGTCAAAGTATACTATTTATTATTTGGTTGGTTTTATTGTTTTATTGTTTTTATTTATTATATTTACAAAAGATATATAATAATGGCGGCACCGGAAAGTGATTATGAAGATACTTTAAATAAAATGGCGAATTTAGAATCGTTATCTACTTTTATAACTGAACAAACTACTGCGTTAGATGCTAAGCGCGGGGAGATGACAACTAAATTAAGTAATATGCAGACCCAAGTAGCCGATATTAAACAAAAAATAGGTAGTATTCGTTTCAACAGCGGTGAGGCGGCTAGAGCAATACAAAAATTAATAAACGAATCTGGTAAGAAGCAACAAGACTCATTAAAGATTATTCAAGCCAGCATAAAAGCCATGCTTAATATGGGCAAATTGGATGATTCTATTACAAACTTAGAGGGTGAGATTAGTGGATTAACTACTGTTGTAAATGATGCTGGACCGCCACCATCTGGAACGCCACCACCTGGGGAAGGTATGCGTACCAGAGGTAGCTTAGGGAATCAACTACCTGTGCGCACGATGGGAACACGAGGCAATCCTACTACTTTTAGAGATCCTGATCTTACGGGTGGTTACACCTACGGTAAATCTAGAAGTCGTAGTAAATCGAGTAGACGAAATATAAAAAAGCGTAGTAGAACCAAGGGTTCCAAACGTCGCTAGACTTACTGTTAAATTATTGTTTTCTCTACATATTTACTCTAAATACCTAGTCTAAATTTAATATCACACTCAGATGGCCACTTACCATGTATTTCCCTATATTTTAGGTTTCTTACATTCTTTTTTTGTTGCAGTCTTTTTTTGTAAATTTCTCTCCATCTTCTTTGGATTAATCGTAACCAATATGTTTTGTTTACACTGACTGAATAGTTATCCCAATCACATTCACCGGTTGAAATAGTAAGCGGTTCAATAATTTGAAGAGTATATTGATTAGGATTTCGCATAATATTTTTATAATTTCGAATAAATGGATGAATCTGTTTAATATTCATTTCATATTCTAGTTTATCGAGATAACTTTTATATGACATCTGTATATTTTTTATATCTTTATTAATAACATTTATATTTTGATAAAACTCTTTCAAACGAATTGTATCTAATATCAAGTAATGTCCGTATAAAGCATGGTGTTTTTTATCCAAAATACCATGCTTTAATGGTAAATATGGTTCTAGAATAGCCAATTTATAATTAGACATATTATATTATTGTTTTGTGTAAAGTTAATTAAAATACAATTCAATCATCAATTTTTAATTATAGTAGTCATTATATTTTTGTCTAATTCTTTTTCTTAGTGTAGTATATAATAATAATAATGAAACTAACTTTGCCAAAAATGGATAAATTATTAAATGACAAGAATGTTCTATATGTGGTTTTTGTAGTAGCCATCTTAAATTTATTGGGTTATCTATTAGTTCAAAATATGGATGCAGTTGCCTTCTTTTTAATTGTAGGATTTCTCTCAACCTACTTTAGTAAAAATATGATTGTGGTTCTTGTTATTGCGATAGTTACAACATCTATTTTTAATTCTACAAGAGGTAAGTATATGGAGGGCATGTCAACCAGACGAGATGATAAAAATAATAAAAAAGCAAAGGAGGATAATAAAGAAGAGACAAAAAAGAAGGTAGCAAAAAAGGAAGCAGATCACGAACCCGAAGGTATGACAACCGTCGGTAATAAATCCAAAAAACCCAATAAACTAGATTATGCTGGAACCTTAGAAAAGGCATATGAAAATCTTCAAAATACAGTAGGCGAAGGCGGTATTGAGGGGTTAACCAGTCAAACAAAAACTCTTTTAGACCAGCAAAAGAATTTAATGGACAATATTAAAGGAATGGAACCTTTTTTACAAACAGCAGAATCTTTTATGAATAAGCTAGATTTGAGTAGTTTAGAAGGACTTGGAGGTATGCTTTCTAAATTTACGGGAAAAAAGGACGACGCCTCAAAATAAACAACCTATAACTATAACTAACGCAAGAGTTAAAGTGAGAGAGTAAGTTAGAAAGTAAGTTAGAGAACGAGAGAGAGAAATGAAGTTGTTAAATAGTCACAATAAAGTATTATATATTATTATCGTTTTATAATATATAATAACTAGTATGTCAAAATGTCCTCCAGGTGTAATATGTTTTGAGAATTTTACGTTTATGTTTGTTATAATTGCTTTATTAGTGTGTATTTATTTCATCTATGTTAAACAAATTTATAAAATTAATAACAATAACAATAATCCATCCCATAACCCGAACATGTCGGATAATTATATATCTGACTACAATCGTCCAGTTGGTTCGAGTAACAATCAAAGTTTAGGTTCATTGTTTGGTATATTCCCTAGACCAAGTTATTCATTTACAAATGTCCAAAATGATGTATTGATGAACCCATATGTCCCTCCACTTAAAGATGAGCGCGTCATCATGTCTCACGATGTTCGTGGAGGAATACCTATTAATATAAATACACGAGCAGTAGATACAAACTACAGACAAATAGGATTATTAAAAAGAATGAATGGTCCAGAAATGTTATTACCTTTATTGGGGCGTCCATTGTATGTTGGGCGTGACAAATGGCAATACTATACCATGAATGACAGTAATAATCAGTTAAAACTTCCGGTTTCATTCAAATCAAAAAGTTGTACAAGTGAGTATGGGTGTGATGAAATATCTAACGGTGATACGGTATATGTAGATGGTATAAATGCTACATTTCAGGCGACTATATACGACAATGCTATAATGAGATATCTTCCATTTGTATAAATTGTGTTGCAATACACATTTTAGATACTAAAACTGTGATGTTCTCTTACTATGGTCTTTTTATCGGCATTAATTTGCTTAGTTCTACATAGAATAGTACAAAATGTTTTGTCATGATACATAAATTGTGGTAAGGTTATAAGTTTAGAGCAAAACCCACAATAATAATGCCTTGTATTATAACTAACTGTTCTTTTAACAGGAGACATATTTTTATTTGTAGTAACCATATTATCGTATATATTTGTATCATTGTAATAGTTATAGTCATGGGTATATACTTGTTTATCAGTAATAGTGATTAATTTTGTATATTCGTCAAATGTATCATGCATCTCTTCTTGAAAAGGATTACGTTGCATAATCTCCACAATAGGAACATGTTCTAGGGCGAATGTATCATTAGATGGATCATTAGATGGGTCATTAGATGGGTCATTACATGTATCATTACACATATTACCATGTGAATAATATTGGGATTGATTTACTATAATTGGATAAATACGATTGGTTATATATTTATATAAAACTAGTACATATTTTATAAACACCATATTGATTACTTTTACAATACAATTATAAAATTTTCAAAGTAATCAATTTTATTGTTTTTATTTGTTTTTTTTGATTTTGTTTTTATGGTATAATCTATACGCCTAGAGATGATATACCATCTAAAGTTTCAGTCGCAGTATTTTTAGCATAATTTCTCACTATTACTTGTGCGTTTCTAGGAATAAAAATATCTACATTAACACGTTTTAGGTCTGTATTGAAGTCTGTTTCGTTAATTTCTACTTCAATATTACCATCTAAATCTCTTGATTGTTCGGTTCCGGAAGCAGTTCCAGGTTCAGTTCCAACAGCAGTTCCAACAACAGAAGCAGGTTCAGAAGCAGGTTCAGAAGCAGTTCCAACAACAGTAGCAGTTCCAGGTTCAGTTCCAGCAGCAGTTCCAACAACAGTAGCAGTTTCATAAGCCGGTTCAGCAGGAGTTCCAACAACAGAAGCAGTAGGTTCAGAATCAGAAATAGTTCCAGCAGCAGTTCCAGATTCAGAATCAGTTTCATATCGAGAAACAGTTCCAGGTCCATAAGCACTTCCAGGAGTAGAACCTGAAGTAGACCGCGAAGTAGACCGCGAAGTAAAAGAATTATCATAAGAATTAGGTATTTTCACAGTTTTGCAATCAAATATATTTTTATTTTTATCTCGGTATTGACCACAATTGACAAATTTTAAAAATGATCCAATAGTCAATTCAGTACCATCTGTTTCTACATCACCTGGTCTTGCTTCATCAGCACCACCCAATTGTGATTGAGATGGCATTTCCGAATAAGTTTTTAACAACGAATTAAATATCTGAGAATTTTTCGACAATGTGTTTAATACCTCTTTATTTTTTGCATCCTTTCCTTTTACCAATTCTGATATTGTAAGAGGTTCGTCGAAACCGATAGACTTGCGGAACAATACTGAGTCGGGATTTTCTTTATTTAGAAAAAATTTAAAAAATTTAGGCAGGGAAATAGTCTTCTTTCCAGTATCTCCTAACAAGGTTGTAAATACGCTTTTTATTTTTTCGGGTGGTATAATATTATTTTCGGATCCAGAAGAAGTACTAGGGGTGTCTGAAGATGATTCTGAAGAAGTGGTGTTATCGGTTGATTTAATAGGTATACCATCAATCTCATCTGGAAATTTTTCATAAAAATTGTCCATATAAATATTCAAGGCCGTGTCAATAGAGCTTTGACATGTACCATTATTCGTTTCTTTACATTTACTATATAGTTCCAGATATTCACCTAATTTTTTCTCGGCTAAATCTTGTTCATCAGGAACATTTTCATAATTCGTTTTGCCCACGAACAAATGTTTCCATGTGGCATCAATTGGAATCCACGTGTCGTCAATTGGATTACTATCAGGCTCTTTTCCAAATTTTTTTTTAAATTCTGATGTTAAAAAATACAAAAGACCAAGCAAGGCTTTTTGTTTGCCTTCAGGACATAGCATTATAGAATTCTCAATATCATGAAGTTTATTTTCCGCCTCTTTAATGTTATCAGGAATCGTTATATCGATGTTGCCAGGTTCGCAATCATATTGTTTTAAACTATCGGCAATTGCCGAATATTGTACGCCAGATTCAGAATTATTATCAGAAGTAGACTGTGATGTAGAAGAATTATTCTCAGAAGTAGGTATTTTTACAGTTTTACAATCAAATATATTTTCCTTTTTATCTCGGTATTGACCACAATTGACAAAGTCTAAAAATGTTTCAAAAGTTTGATTAGGTTCGGAGTAAGTTTTAAATAACGACATAATTATCTGAGAATTTTTCGGCAATTTAGCTAATACAGCCTTATCTTTTTCCGTTATTGAATTTAGTCCCCTAAGTAATTGGTGATTTGTGAAAGGTTCATCAAACCCAATAGAATTGCGGAACCTTATAGAGTCGGGATTTTCTTTATTTAGCAAAAATTTAAAAAAACCCATCACGTTAATAGTTTTCCTTCCTTCACTCAAGGCTATAAATACGCGTTTTATTTCTTCAGGTGGTATAATGTTTTTTTTGGATTCAGGAGAAGTAACACTATTAACACTATCAACACCACCAACATATTTCTTCATCGTTCTTATTTTTAGATGATTATTACGTGTGTTTTTTTTTCGCGAATTTTCGTATTTTCCCGCTTTTTTTCTTAAACTATATTTTTTTCTGGAAGCATTACGTTTTAATTTTATTTTATGTAATCTGTTTTTAGAGAGTTTCATATATATATATATAATACTTTAAGAAAAGTATTTATTTGTATTTATTTTATAAACTTATATTAATATGTCATCGTTAATTATTAGTGAACCTTGTAAACATGCTACTGCTCCAGTGAATATATCTATGGATAGTATAATCGGTCCTTGTGTTTTAAAATGTGATTACAACTACAATTATGGTATCTATTCTCCTAATATTACAAATAATAATAATTACTTATCTTTGAATTATTCAGGTAGATCAAATCCTGTAAAATATAATGGTGAAAATTACAATGCTACAGAAATAAGAATATATAATCCTTCTTTACATACTTATAATAAGTCTACAAAGGCAGATGGCGAAATACTGATTATACACAATGGACCCGGAAAAAATTTAATTGTATCGGTTCCGTTTATAGTCGGTGGAAAAACAGATAAGGGTTCTTCTCAATTATCCGCTTTATTATCTGAAGCAACGTTAAGAACTCCAAATAATAAAGAAACCGCTACAGTCTCTATTGGCGATTTTTCTTTAGACAAATTTATTCCTAATAAAAAGGGATATTTCTCTTATAGTGGCACATTACCATACAATCCTTGTAATGGAACCTATCAATACGTTGTATATAGTTTAGACAATGCGCTAAATATCGATACAAATATATTAAATAATTTTAAAAAAATAGTCATTACAAATACAGGTCTTCCTACTAAATCAAATAATGTCTTTTATAATAAAAACGGTGCTAATACCAAAGGTGGCGATGATAATATTTATATTGATTGCCAGCCTGTAGACGAAGAAGGTGAGATACTTGTTCAAGAAGGACCTAACGGCGCAAATACAAATACGGGCACAATGGGACCATCTGTAACGATGGAACAAATAGAACCTTTTTTGTATGTGTTTGTAGGAATTGTAGTAGCTTATGGTATTGTTTATGGTGGAAAATATGTATTTAGAAAATTAAGAAAAGAATAATAATTACGTATTGATTATCAAACTAACATTTTTGTAAATAAAATAATTATTTACAAAAAATAGTTACATTACGCACATGGTATTAGATAACAGATGTAGTATTTTGAATATCCATGGCATCATGTGTATCATCACTATATGGTTTGTAATCGAGATTGCTAGGTCCAGCTGTTTCTACTAATGGTGCCATTTGCTTGACTACCTCTTCTTCCAATGTAACTGGAAATTGGTTAAATGCCGTAAAGTGGCCACTTTTTTTAGTTTCACTAGGTAAATATCTCGCAATCGCAAGAGAGCCGGTAGAATGACTAGAACGACGGATTAATTCATACACTGCAAATAATCCTACTACACCAACAATAGAATGTGAATAAGCAAACAAATAAAACGCGGCTAAAATAACGAATATATTTCCATAAATATTATCTATCAAATTAGCCAACATGGGTGGAGTTGGAATATTTAATACGCTGTATAAAACTAAAACAACGAGTAAAGCGAGATGATGATAATTACTCTTGTTGAATAACATTTGGAAAGACTCCATATATCATATTATTATATTTTTTATTTTTACTTGTACCATTTCTAAATATTATGATATTTCAAGATTTTATTGTAAAATTGAATAAATCTAATCATGTTAAATCTAATCATGTTAAACATAATCATCTTATTATAAGAATAGTATAATGAGTTACTTGGGGAAAAAAGGATATTCTATTTTAAAATCGAGTTTGAATGAGAAAGAGCAATTGTTTATTCGTGAGGAATTGACTGTTAAAGCGTATATTCCTAAATCACCTGCTCAACCAGAACCGTTTTCAATTTATAGAGAATCTCCAAACAAGTTTTATGTTCCTAGATATTTTGGACAAGATAACTTTGGTGATTTTAAGGAGAATAAGCTCTCTTTAGGTGAGGATATTGACATTAAATTTAATGGCGAATTAAGAGAATACCAAATAAATATCGTAAATAAATATGTTAATTTTGTAAAGGAGAGTGGAGGTGGATTATTGGACGTGGACCCTGGTAAAGGTAAAACCGTAATGGGACTGTATATTATTTCTAAATTAAAAAAGAAGACACTTGTTATTGTTCACAAGTCATTTCTATTAAACCAATGGATTGAACGAATTGAACAATTTCTACCAACAGCAAGAGTTGGAAAAATTCAAGGACAAATAATTGATATTGAAGATAAAGATATTGTAATTGGCATGTTACAGTCCCTCTCGCAAAAAGACTATCCTGCTACGCTGTTTGATAGTTTTGGACTTTCAATTTATGACGAGACACATCACTTAGGTGCGGAAGTGTTTAGTCGATGTATGATGAAAACAATCACAAATTACACTCTTGGGCTGTCAGGGACAATGCAACGTAAGGATGGGTTAACAAAAGTATTCAAAATGTTTTTAGGTGATATTATTCATAAAGAAAAAACAGACACTTCTGAGCATAAAGTAATAGTAAAGGCAATTCATTACAAGGTGGATGATGAAGAATTTAATGAGATAAAATATGACTATCGCGGAAATCCATTATATAGCACGATGATTTCCAAACTATGTAATTATAACCATCGTTCAGAGTTTATTTTAAAAGTATTAGATACAGAATTGAAAGAAAACCCTGATCAACAGATAATGATTTTAGCACATAACAAGTCACTGATTACCTATTTACACGACGCAACTGCACATCGAAATATAGCTACAGTTGGATATTATATAGGTGGAATGAAAGAAGCCGATTTGAAAATTAGCGAAGGTAAAAAGGTTATTATAGCAACCTATGCTATGGCATCAGAGGGTTTAGATATTAAAACACTAACGACACTTATAATGGCTAGTCCAAAGAGTGATGTATGTCAATCAGTTGGTAGAATTTTAAGAACAAAACATTCGTCACCTCTGGTGATAGATATTATAGACAGTCATGATGTGTTTGAGAAGCAATGGCATAAACGAAGACAATATTATATAAAACAAAAATATAACATTATTTCGTGCGATAATCATAGTTATATAAAAAATCAATGGCAAACTACATATGACCCTGATAAAAGCGCTGAGAGTATAAAGAAAATAAAGAAAACAGAAGAACCATTGAAAGGTGTATGTTTAATTAGTTTGTAGAATAGTTTGTAGAATATTTTGTAGAATATTTTGTAGATTAGTTTATACATCATATTATCATTGTAAATTAGATCATAATCTGTTTACTTATATACTACATTATATGGTGCTGAATCACCTAGATGTTTCCATGTATTCAAGCAATCATTACTAGGTGTAAAAGGTGTAGGATTCGCTAAAGCAGATTGATTCGCACTCAATGACGGGGGTGCGCCAGTAGAATAATTATGTGCGTTTGCTACATTAGACATGTACTGACTATACCCACCTCTTTGTTTTTTCATTGTTTTTCCTTTTTTGGTTCCCATTTTTTTAGAACTTGTTCCTTTCTTGTAAGTCTTTCTTTTCTTTGACCCACCCCTTTTGTTAGATAGTTTTCTTTTCTTGGAACCTTTTCTCCTTTTTCCACCACATTGGCTGTTTAATCCTCGCGAAATAGGAGGATATCCTGAACCGGCAAATGTGGATAAATTCTCTCCTTCAGTAGGTTTGTAAGAATAATAAGGATACCCACCAGTACCATACGAATACCCAGATGAATTACCACCCGTTTGTCCTGCTTGTTTGGAAGCGTTCATATTAGTATCTGAATTTATACCATTGTTATCATATGCGGTAATATCTCCTCTGTGAATTGAACCACCCATATCAACACCAGACTTATAGGCTAATGATTGATTTTGAGAAAATCCGTATCCAACTCCACCTCTCATTTTTCTACCTTTTCCTCTGCGACTCTTTCTACTGTTATTTTTTCTTTTACCGCCGGTTTTGACTACTTGGTATAGCCCTTTTTGTTGTAATGCTAAATCACTATTAGTTCCACCACAACCACTGACCGCACCTACTTTACTTGAAAATCCAGGGTTTGAAAAATGGGAATTTTGTGAATTAACTAATCCGGCTGATTGAACTAAAGACATGTATATATATATATAAGTGCGATAAAAAGTGCGATAAAAAGTGCGATAAAAATAATTATTGATTAAATGATAAAAATAATTATTGATTAAATGATTGTCTATAGTGGTTATTTTGACTATGTTGATTATATGTTTTTCTTTGCCCACGATGATTACTAGAATATGCTTGTGATTGATTATTATTATTTGTTTGATTATTATTATTTGTTTGATTATTATTATTATATGGTTGTCTGGAATTTTGTTGGTTGTTATTGTATGGTTGTCTGGAATTTGGTTGGTTGTTATTGTATGGTTGTCTCGGTAAATTTTTACGCACATTTGTTTGTTCTAAACTTTGTATAAAGATTTCTAGCGATGTCTTTGATTCAATCATTCCACGTTCAACTATTTTCACGGGGACAAATGTGTTCGTTTTTCTTTGAAAAGCACACTCCATAATTACACTCTTGTCTAATTTTACAAATTTATCTTCACGCACGTCTTCAAATTCGCCTTCATCATCACTTTCTTCTAACGCATCTAAATTGTCGTTTTCTTTAATAGTTCTAAATATCTTATTCATCATTATACTAGTTTTATAATCAGGTATAGCCGCAAAATCATAATTTTCTAAACTATTGTGTTTATCCTTTACATATAAATGGTATACGTCATTTTGTATATCAGGTTTAACCAAGAATATTTTATTGTCACATTCAGTTGTATTATGTGATTTGTAAAGTGTTGAATTATACAAATTTTTATTCTCGTCAAAATTTCTGTGTTGAATAGAATATATTTCGTACGGCAATTGTTTTGCACAAGATATAGCATTTTCAAAGCTAGTCTCAATAATAGGTAATCCGATACATATACCAATCTTTGTAACAATTGCGTGTTTCAATTCATTGTCAAATATATTTTGGACGAGTGATAATTTATATTTCTCATTATTACTTTCGATATTTTTCCCTCGATAAAAGTGTATATTTTCAAGCGTAAAGAAGTTTCGTCCATTCATTGAAAATAGAGTACCATAAAATATAGTTCCAAGCACCAGTTTTTTTTCGAAAATTTGAGGAACAATGAATAATTCTGTAATCGTTTTTTGTGTTCCTGGATTAAGTTGGATAAAGACACACACCCGCTTATCTTCAAAGTATGTAAACCATACTAAATGTTTCTTTCCTTTTGGAATTAAAAAATATAGGTCACTAGAAACTTTCTTATGTATATTTTCATAAGAAAGTTTTAAATTAGGTAATCGTTTTAACAATTCATTTTTATCATTACTAGATAGTATCATTGTTATATGATAAATCAAGAATATATCTTTATATCGTTTGTAATAATTAAAATGACGAGTAACTACTCGACGACAATGAACCGCCTAACCCCATAACATTTTCTCCTGTTAGTAATCCGCCATGATCATTTGTATTCATGGGCCCTTTGTCTATAGAGGATGCGTTGTTATTGGATGATATTTTTTTATTAGCACCCAGTTCTTTTAGGTAATTTTTCAATTCGTTCTTCATATTAGAACTTTCGTCTATAGTAGGTTTACTATGCGTGATTGTATTTTCTTTCATAGTGTCAAATAATATTTCATATTGCCTTTGAGGTTTATTCACTAAATCTTTTACCTTTGGTACTGTTAAATTTGTCTTAAAAAATGTAAATAGATAATGAACTAATATAATTAGTATTAATGATATAATACTCATTTGAATAATCCATGGAAGCATATTGTATATTATATATTACGTATAAAGTTTTAACATTGATAAAAACGTAATCAAATCTTCTTTTATCGAATGAGTAATCTCATTCTCAATTGTTTCAAAATAAACTTGTTTATTATTTACTAATACTAAAGTTAACAAGCTGTCAGCTGAAAGTCTGTATTTTTTTATTTCCTTTTTAATATACGTGTAATGTATCGGCAGATAGAATAATTCTTTTCGATGGTTATCTGTAGATTGAATACTGAAAGAAATGTTGTCGCTTAACATATATGGTTCACGGTAATTATTTTCAGTTACTTTAAAAATTTTATTATTTGTTATTTCAAAAACACCTTCGGTCGTATTAAAGTATAAAACATCGTGTTTAGTTTGAAAATAATCCTGTATCATACTATCATCTATCGGTTTTAAACTTATTTTGGAATTGTCAGAGAGAGTATGGATTATCATTAGTTATATATTATCATAAACCATTTAAACCTATTAT